CCCTGTATTTCTGTACGTCTTTTCGGGAGGAAGAATTAAGGGACAAGCCAAAGGTAGGAAGTAAGTTAGAGAAACTAATAACTCCAAAAAGGAGGAAGGAAAAAAAGCAAAAGAAGAAAGGTAAAATTATAGTACGACCCCTGCCAATTGCCAATTCTGACTATTCCGGGCAGATAAAAGAATTTGAGAAAAATGGTGGAAGGATTCAGGTCTTTCCACCTCAAATAAATGGAAGAACACCTGATGTAAATATAACCAGTATATCCGGATGGTCTGTTGAGACTATGTTTGGATATGGCTACGAGATTCAACTTATGGAGGAGTTAAACGATGCTGGCTGAGATAGACCCTGTAGCGAAACCAAGAATGACACGCAGGGATAAATGGTTATCGCCCCCAAGACCATGTGTCCGGAAGTACCGCATATTTGCCGATGATCTTCGGCAGTCTGTATTGTATGACGAGTTTGTTCCCGGCTTTAGGCTCCTCTTGGAATTTCATATTCCAATGCCTAAGTCATGGTCTAAAAAGAAGAAAGCCAAAATGGTGGGCAAGCCCCACCAGCAAACCCCAGATTTAGATAATCTTATAAAAAGCCTTGATGCAATTGTTCCGGATGATTGTGGTATCTGGGACATATCTGCAAAGAAGTTCTGGGCAGAAAATGGGAGAATCCGGCTGGAGAACAAAGGAAAGAGTTTGTGGATATGCTAATTGAAGGTAGTCACAAGAAGACTACAGACGAACTTCATGCGTTTACAAAGGCAACCAGAAAAAGGCTAAGATTAGGGAAAAAGGGGATTGCAAGACGGAAACGGATGGCAAAATCAATAGGTGAACACTACAAGAAAAAACCATATTTAGAGCCTTTATAGAGCGACATGGATGTTGCTTAATGCGGACACTTCAGGTAAATCCCGGAGGTAGACTCGGGCTATATGCAAAGATGCACTCCCGGTTCACGAAGTGTCCGCTCACATAATGGAGGAAAATGACTCATAAAATATCTCTTTCAGAAAACGAGCAGAGGATTGCAGAGTGGGTTGGGAAAAAGCGAACTGCAAACGCAAGAAGAAAGAATCTACCAGACACAAAGGTTGGTGATCAGTCATTTGAAGTAACTGATCTTGAAGGCTTTGCAGGTGAATTGGCATTTTGCAAATTGATGAACATATATCCTGATCTGGAAACTGGAGATAATTTACCCAACTATGATTGTGTGGATTGTAATGGAGTTACCTATGATGTTAAAACAACTCCATATTTGGATGGGCATCTAGCGGCAACTCTTAAAAAGAAGGAGAATCCTCCGGATAAATATGTTTTGGCAGTTGGAAAATTTCCAGACTATGATCTAATTGGTGAAATTAGTGCAGAAGAATTTTTGCAGGAAGGTAATATTGGAACCCTTGGGAAAGGCCTATGCTATAAGTTGACTCAAGCAGAACTTAACCCCATAAATATATAGGAGAGATATGGCAGCAGTAGTGAAGATGAAACCTGAACAAGACCCGGAAGTACGCAAGGGTAAATATACAGGAAGTAACGTGGCAGGATGTATTGGCAGTAGCCGATGGAGCCACCCAAATAAGGAATTTGATATACTCATTGGAAAAACATTTCCGGATGATTTAAGTGATAATCCATACGTTAAGGCAGGACAATGGGCTGAAGACCAGATTGGCAAGCGGTTTGCTAAAGAGATGCATCTGGGAATCAGGTTTGTAAACAGGACATACGTTTCAAAAGATTGGGACTTGGCAACCGGACATATTGATGCAAAGATCACAGGCCAGAATGTGGGCTTGGAAATTAAGACTGCATCCGAATTTAAGAAAAAGGAATACAGCGAACACTTAACTCCAAACCCTATAATTCCAATTGAGTATCGTTGCCAGATTAATCACTACCTTTATATTACAGGCTGGGATTATTGGTGGTTGGCAGTATTGATTGGAGGCAACGATTTCAGGGTATTTAAGATTGAGCGAGACGAGGAAGCAATTGCAGAGCAGGTTCGGAAGGTGAAAGCGTTTCATTCAAATTACGTTGTTCCAAAATTATCCCCACCAGCTCGCACACCAGAAGAAGCACTTTACATTTTTCCAAGTGCTGATCCGGAAGAGAAAAGTATTGATGCAACTCCAGAGTTTTTAGAGTTACATTTAGAGGCAAATTTACTTGCACAGGAAATGAAGACAAAGAAGGCAAGAATGGCTGAGATTGAAACGGATATGCAAAACATGATGGAAGATGCAACATACGTCAATACTCCAAACTCTAATGAACGGATCGTACAATGGAAAAATGGTTCACGCTCACAGCTCAATCAGAAGGCATTGAAGGGTGATATGCCGGAGCTGTGGCAAAATGAAAAGTATATTAATAAATCTACTTTTCGCACTTTTAAAATCCTAGAAGGAGAGACAAATGGAAATAGAAATAAGTAAAGGTAAGAAGAAGAAATCCCTGAAGGTTGGAGCATACGGACAGGGTGGATCAGGCAAATCCTATTATGCCAGAAACGCATTGATTGCAGACTTTGAGGGTGGTCTTAGTGAAATTGACTGTGAGAGCGTTAATATGGTTGGAAGAAGTACAGATGATCTGCTTGATTTTTTCAAGTATGTTTACACGCACCACAAGGATATTAAACAGGATACAATTGCAATTGACTCCATAGATTATGTAGAGAAGCAAGTTCATGCAGAAATATGTGAGGAGCGAGGAGTTAAGTCTGGTTCAATCAATGACAAAGACCTTGGGTATGGAGTGGGGCATCAAATGTCATTGGCACGTTTCGTAAAACTCCTGAAGCCAATGGATCACTTGAGAGACTTGGGATTTAATATCCTTATTATTTCCCATGCAAAAGTTGTAGAGATTAAAGACCCAAATGTTGACCAATATTATGATCGCTGGGACTTGGCTCTTGAAAGAAATATGCGTTCATATATTCGTGAATGGCTCGATATTTTGGGATATGTTTCGCTGGAAACTTTCACAAAAAAGCAGGAGGCTACAGGATTTGGGATAACTAAATTTAAACCAACTACCACAGGTAGGCGTTTGCTCAACATTGGGAATGATCCCAGTTATGAGAGTAAAACGAGGGTAGCACTTCCGGACAAGTTGGACTTGGAGTGGAGTGTATTAATGTCTGCAATAGAAGATTCTAGGGCAGGTTCGGGCAATGATGCCAAACAAGAAACTAAGAAACAGGTAAAAAAGGAGAGTAAAGATGGGAACATACGACTTTAGTTCTGCTGATGCAAGAACAGTTGACAACGATTTCCAACCCTTGCCGGATGGAGAATATCTAATGTCAATTGATTATGCAGAGATAATGGAAACAAAATCCGGAAGGGGAGAGCATTTAAAACTGGAGCTGGTAGTTCTGGAATCCCCAGATGGAGCCAATCAAAACAGGAGGGTCTTTCAGTATCACATGATCCGGCACGATAACGAAGCCACTCAGCGAATTGGGAGGGAATATATTGAGGAGCTGGCTCGTGCAATTGGGCTTTCTGAACCAATAAATATTCAGGATACAAACCAATTCTCTAATCAAGCAGTCAGAGCCAGACTTAAAACTAAGAAGGGTTCTGGTGATTATGGAGATTCAAATGAGGTGGATAGATACTTTGCTCCCATACACGCATCTCAATCTACGCAAGTATTAACTCCACCTCCAGCCGATGCAGGGGAACCAATCAAAGATGATATCCCTTTTTAGCTCGGATTTATTTTTGTCAGCTATGGGCATCTACCTTTGTGGTGTTGTCTGTGGTGTTTCTGGCCTTGCCTTATGTGTATTCTTATATGTAAGGCAAGGTAAACTAATCATTTTTTCTTATGATAAAACAACATTGTGAACATTGTGATAAACCTTACTTACCAGTTTCCAATAACCAAAAATACTGTAGCCGTACCTGCAAAGACAGAGCTGCTTGGAAACGTAATAAGGAAACCGGACATATCCGGTCATTTAAAGGTGGGTATCCCAGAGCCGTTGTTATTCAAAAATGGCTTGATGCCCAGAAACAAGACGAAGGAACAGTTGGCTGTAAATATTGTGGAGCCAGAGTTACACCAGAGAATTTTCAGTTGGATCACATGAAGCCCCTTTCTAAATTAAAGAAGTCACAAGTCAAACTTGCAAGCAACCTAATTATTTGCTGTGAAAGCTGTAATCGAGAAAAAGGCAGCCGTTATACTTACGAGGAATTTTTAGCAATTAAACAAAAATAGTGTGTGGAACTAAATGGATTTAGACGAAACGTGGAAGGTCTTTTGCTCTAAATTACAGAAGATCAAACCTACCGACAACGGCATTGAAGCCCTTTGCCCTGCCCATGACGATAAAAGAGCCAGCCTAACTGCATCCTTCACTAAGGATAAGATTCTCTTTAAATGTCAAGCCGGATGTAGCTTTGACGAAGTTGTCAATGCTCTGGGTATGGAACCAAATGATTTTTTTGCCCCCGATTTACCTGCACCTCCAAAGAAGAAAGTTGCAACATATAAATATAAGGACAAGGAAGGCAATCATGTCTTCAGCGTTGTAAGGTTTGAACCTAAAGACTTTCGCCCCCAAAGACCTGACGGCAAATACACCCTTGAAGGTGTTGAGCGTGTCCCATATCGGCTTCCGGAAATGCTTAAAGCAATTGAGGAGGAAAGAACTGTCCTGTTAGTAGAAGGTGAAAAGGATTGTGATAACCTTGCCAAGCTGGGATTGATTGCAACCACTTTTCCAGGTGGTGCAGGAAAGTGGAGGGCTGAGTATTTGCAATACTTTAAAGGTGCATCCGTTTGCTGTATGCCGGACAATGACAAGGCAGGTCGGGAAGGTACAGAATTACTTGCATATAAACTTTTACCTGCAACTTCACGAATCCTCTGGCTGGAGCTTCCGGATGTTCCGGATCGGGGTGACATATCAGATTGGCTGAAGATAAAAGGCAATGATGGAGAGAAGTTTAAGGAAATGGTGCAGAGTCATGCTGTGGTCTGGGAGAAGGTTACACTTCCCAAGAAACCTGAAGTGCAGACGTTGCATAAGGATTTTTTCTATCCAAAAGGATTTGTTGGAGACTTAACCAAATTCATTGTTGATAATTCCAAGTACCATCAGCCAATCCTTGCACTCTCTGCCTCACTTGCATACGCTGGGGTTTTAATGGGAAGGAAAGTTACAACTGAAGAAAACACAAGGTCTAATTTATTTATTGCTGCACTTGCTCCAACTGGTCATGGAAAAGAATCTGCAAGACACATAATAAAGAAACTGGATGCAGACTTGAAACTGGAATGCTTTGGTGCAGAAAAAGTTACTTCAAGAGCTGCAATAGAAAGGGTTCTTGCACATAGGGAAAGTTCATTGTTTATGATTGATGAGTTTGGCCTGTATATGAAAGCAATCTTTTCAAACAATGCAAGTTCGCACCAGCTAGAGAT